TGTAAGTTAGCCCTTCAAAATTATCAACACGAAATAGAAGTAATATGAAACATTTACTAAGTAGTTCAGCTTTTTTAATAGTGAACAAGCAATTAGCGAAGCAGGTAGGGTTGAAGGGTGCAGTCCTACTTGCTGACCTAATTAGCAAAGAAGAATACTTTATGGCTAACGGAATGACTGACGGTTGGTTCTTTAATACTGAAGCGAATATTGAACGAGACACTACGCTAACTTCATATCAACAAAGAAAAGTCCTTAAAACGCTTAAGAAGTGCCAAATAATAGAAACTAAGCGTAAAGGAATACCTGCCAAGCAATACTTCAAGATTAACGAAGCTAACTTATTGAAAATCTTAAGTTGTGAAGAAACCGAAGGACTAGTTATTAATAAACTTAATGACTTGTCAGAAACAAACTTAACGACTATTAATAAGAATAAAGAAATAAAAATAATTAATAAACTCTTTAAAAAGCCAAGTATTAATGACGTTGAGCTTTATTGTATAGAACGGAATAATAAAATAGACGCTATTTCTTTTGTTAATTTTTATGAAAGTAAAGGTTGGATGGTAGGTAAAAACAAAATGAAAGATTGGAGAGCTTGTATAAGGACTTGGGAAATGAGGGCTAAAAATAAAAAAACTTATGCTCCAAAAACAATGAGTAAGTTAGACGCTCAAATTAATGAATGGCAAAAAGCAAAAGAATTATTATAAATTAAAAAAAAGAAATTATGAAAACAATGAAAGATTTATTAGCACAATTAAAAGATGAAGCAGCTGAAGAAATTAACTTTGGAAACAGTAAAGAAATTAGTTATGGGAAGGGTATTATGGAAGCTATAAATAGAATAAAAGAATATTGTAAAAACAACAAAATCAAATTAGATTTATGAAACCATTAAAACAAGAAAACTTAAAAGAGCTGACTGAAAAAGTTTTAGACTTAGTTGCAAAGACTTCAGTTGAAATAGGACACAGGTCAGACGCTCAGACTTTAGCTTCACTATCTAAAATATTTGCTGAGGACTTAATACAAGAAAAGCGTTTTGGCAATATGACTTTTAACCAAGTTCAAGACGCATTTAGACAGGGTGTTAGATTTGGAAAGGATGAACCTTTTTTAAATATCAGAACCTTTTATAAATGGGTGTATGCTCAAAAGAAGTTAGTAGATAACGCTTACTATCAGGTTCACGAATTAGGGCAACCAAAGGAACAAACTTTATGGTATCAAGAACCTGTAAAGCTATTAAGATGATAGGTTGGGTAATAATAACAGCCATTGTAATGTGGCTAATAAGAAAATTAAAATGAAAATAAATAAATTTTATAATGGAAATTGTGTAGAGTTGGCAAAAGATTTAAAAGATGACAGTATAGATTGCGTTATTACATCACCACCTTACTATAATTCAGCACATAAATATCAAAGAGGAACAGGGTTTCATTACACAGCAGACGTTGGAGAACCTTTATTTGTTATACAAGATGTGTTCAGAGAATTAAAGCCAAAAATAAAAGACACAGGGATAATTTGTTTAAATTTAGGTTTTAGTTATGGTGAAACAGGAGTAATGCGTCCTTTTGACATATTGAATAGATTAAGAGAAAAAGAAGGATATTTTGTTAATGACATAATAATATGGCATAAGAATAACCCTATACCTATGCAAAGGAGGTTGACAAACGCAATAGAATACATTTTCATATTGAGTAAAATTCCAATCAATAAATACTACACAGAAAAATATACTCATAATGTATTTAAATTTCCTGTTGATAAAGGCGGTAAAGGACATTCAGCAGTATTTCCAATTGAGTTGCCAAGATTATGCATTGAACACTTTACAAAAGAAAATGATTTAGTTTTAGATTGTTTTATGGGAAGCGGAACAACTGCTTTAGCATGTGTAGAAAGTAATAGAAATTTTATAGGTTTTGAAATAAATTCAGATTATATAGAGTTAAGTAAAAATAGAATTAAAAATAAAGTTGAACAAAACAAACTATTTTAAAATGAAGATATTAACAATCGTATGGGGAATAATAATTTTACTTTGTATTTTAGAAGCAATATTTTGTACTAAATTTGAAAAAGAATGAAAACAAGACAAACATCAATAGACTGCTACAATCAAATTAAAGAAGAAGGACTTTTATCTAATATGAGGTTCAGGGTTTATTCAGCTTTATTGGCTATGGGTAAACCTTCTACAACTAGAGAAGTTTACGAAACTATGAATGTCATTAAACAAGAAGCAACAAGATTTACTGAGTTAAGGAAACTTGGAGTTATTTATGAGGTTCAAAATAGAACGTGTACTGTTACAGGAAGAACATCAATAGAATGGGATTTAACAGACAGATTGCCTGTAAATATAAAAAAATCTAATAGAACAAAAAAGCATAAAATTGATGACGCTTTAAATTCTTTACGTGAATTATATAAAAACAAAGATAATAGCTCAGATGAAGATTGGAAAATAGTAGCTAATTTAATTAAAAGTATATGAAAAAAACAGTTAGCAAATTAAAAAAGGAACTTGACAAGTGGTTCAGTCTTTACATAAGACTTAGGGAAGCTAACGAATTTGGATATTGTCAGTGCATAACTTGTAATGTGGTAAAACACTATAAGGACGGTATGCAGAATGGACACTTTCAAAGCAGAAAGCACCTAGCTACAAGATTTTCAGAAGATGGAAATTGTGAGGTACAGTGTGTAAAGTGCAATGTTTATTCGTGGGGAGAACAGTATCGCTTCGCCCTAGCTTTAGACGCAAAGTATGGAGAAGGCAGAGCTCAAGAATTACAATACTTAGCTAGAACAACTGTAAAGATAAGTCGTATTGAATATGAAGAAAAGATAAGTTATTACAAATCACTTGTTAATAAGTTAAAAAAAGAAAAAGGAATTGAGTAACATTTTTTTTATCTTTGGCGTATGATAGAACCCATTTACGCAAGTGAAGAACACAAGAACATAATTGAAACTTATATAACTATGTGTACTGAGTTTGCAAAAGATGTAAGTTCAAAATCAAGATACAATAATTATTTAGATGTAGTAGATGTTATTTTAGAATACCACAACAACTACGGAAAAGGAGTACGAGAAAATAATTGGTACGATTGGATTATGATAATACCAACAAATCTTTCAGTTGCTACAAATGGTTTTTTTGCAGGGCTTGAAACTAAAACTAACGCTTCAATAATAAGAGCATACAAAGTTGTACTTAGTGAAATGGTTTTTGATGTAGTGGATAAGATTGACGCTTTAGAACAAATAAATGACTGAGATATACGCAGAAATATCTAAGCTAAGTTCTTTTTTTAGAAAAATGTGTTATGGTATAACGCAAGATGAAGAAGCTATTAATGACAGTGTTCAGGAACTTATGATTTATTTTCTTCAGATGAACCCTGAAACATTAAAAAACATTTACGATAAAGATGGTATCAAAGGAATAAAGGGATATGGAGCAGTAGTATTGAGAAGAAGTTTAACAAGTGTAAGAAGTCCTTTTTATTATAAGTATAAGAAGTACTACACAAATTTAGTAGGAGTATATATGACTTCAAGCAGTCAGAACGCTTTTCATAAAAGTATATACAACTTGCCTGAAGAAATAGAAAGCAATTACAAATGGGAAAGGCTTGAAGAAATAGATAAAGTATTAGATAAACAAACTTGGTACGATAAAAAGATATTTGAGTTATATTACTCAGGAGAGACACTAGACAGTCTAGCTAAGAAAACAGGAATAAGCAGAAACAGTTTATTTACTACAATAGATAAAGTAAGAGAAATACTTAAAATGGAATTAAATGAATAACCTAATAATAATTTGGCCTTCATAATATGAATAAGTTCTTTGTACCTAACGAAATATATAAAGATAGAATTACGATTTGTAAGTCTTGTGTTTATTATTTTAAGCCTACAGGAAATTGCAAGATTTGTAAATGTTTCATGAAAGTGAAGTCAAGAATTAGCAGTCAATCCTGCCCACAGAAATATTGGGATAAAACAACAGAAGTAGAAACGCCTGAAACTTTACCTCAAGAAATAGTTGATGAAATATTAGATATGTGGAAAGACTTAAAAACAGGTAGAGCAAAAGACCAAGCAGCTAAAAAGAGAATGATATCAGTATATAATGTTATATATAATACTAATTACAATGTAAGGACTAATTGCGGTTCGTGTATTGCGACCTGCTTTGATGGAATAAAAAAACTATATAAAGAATATGCTAAGGGCTAAACTTAACTTAAATAACAAAGCGGTTATTTTCTTATTTTTTT